ATTTGGAATTTCTTCAAATTCAACGAATGTCATATTATTAGTATTATCATTTAATCTAATAAAAGCCTTAATCGGTGTTTTTGCTTTAATAGCTTTTGCTAAGTCTGGCGGCATAATCATACTTCTGAATGGACTACTACCGTAAGGAACACTTTGATGCTCTGCATAGTCACCACAATTTTCACGAGAAAATAAGTTATTAACATAATCAAAGTCATCAAGGAATTTTCCACGCAAGCCAGTAAATCTACCGAGCATATCTAAACCGTTTAAATACATAGGTTTAGGGTCTGGCGTACCATTAGCTGTTAATATAGCATTTCTAAATGCAGCCATTGTTTTTCCGTCAATTTCTTGTCGTACAGTAAAATGTATGTATAATTCAGCTGCTTTACCATTTGTGTAGCTATTAAAAGGAATTTCGTTTTGATTTCCTGCATTTGTTACATGGTACGGATATACTTCTATATTTTTTTCTTTTAATCCATCAGCATTTACAACATAATTAATACCAACGAATACAACATAAGTATAAGCTCCAATAGCCAACACATACACATAGTTGCCCATAGGCATAGATTTATACCATTCTGTGATTGTATAAATACCTGTACCTATAGCATTTGCACTAAAAAGAACATTGTGAAATGCACCATCAACAGGAACCAACGAAATTCTATTTATAGTTTGACTATCATTATTAAATCGAATAAAGCCAGCTACTTCTATGGGTTTGTTTTTTGTTGCTTTAATGAATGTAGTGGAGTCTATCATAATAGCTTGCATAGGAATACCACCGCCATTAATGGAGGCAGTAAAATTAACTATATTTGCTGTAGGATTAATGATATCTTTAGCGTTTGTTAATGTAACAGTACTGTTTGGTGTATCTACATTAACAGCATCAGATTTAATATACAATGCATTAAAGTCAACCAATCTATTATTTCTGAATTGTTTTAAGTAGTTATAGTTTTTAATGTCATAGAAAGAAACCGCTTTTTCTCTAACGTCAAATTTGTATGTAAATTTAAAGTTATCTTTATTTCCATCAAGATTTAATGCTGTATCTTGACTAGTCATTTGTGGTACACGACAGATGGATTCCTTCTTAGGAAAATAAGACCCATTAACTATATAAAAGTCACCTATTGCATTAATGGTAAGAACGTCATTTGATTCCTTAAATGTATTTCCAATCTTAATTAATTGTGTTGCAGTTATTTGGTTCATTTCAGATACATTTGTTCTGACATATATACCTTCATTGCCATTATCATGACGAATACGGTTAATCATATACCAGTCTGGTTCACCAGTACTAATTTGTTTAATTTCGTCAGCAAATTTGCTTAATTTACCTTCGGAAGTTACACCTTTAGCTGTGATAGCTTCTTTAATAGCCTCTTTCTTAGTTTGAATACTATTTACTTCGTTAATAATATTTTGTACTGTCATATAGTATTCTCCTTTAATTATTAACGTTTCTTAATGCTGTTAAGAGTGAATTCATATCGTTATTATATTGGCTAGTAGTAACATAACTATTTAAATCTGTTTTTTTAGCATATGTGCTTTCAGCTGTAGAAGATGTTACATAATTAGTTAATGCATTTTTAGGAGCGTATAACTGGTCTGCCTTAAATTGGTTAAGTACTTCACGACCATTAAGATAGGCTACGGAAGGATATACCGTAAGAATAGGTTGGTTAGCCTTATTCTTAATAACGAGGTTTGTTGAGTTAGACTCTAAGATATGGTTAGCTAAGGTAAGCCCGGCTGTTTGGCTAATATTAATCGTACCGGTTACGTTATTAGTACCAGCTTTAGATACGTAAGCATCGTTAGCTTGAGCAAGAGTTAAAGCATTACCGACATCGGTTTTTTTAGCGTAAGTACTAGCCGCATCGGTTTTATTTAAATAAGTATTATTAGCATTTACTGTAGTGACGTAATTATTTAAATCTGTCTTAGTAGCATACGAATTAAGTGCTGTTCTTAATGCATAATCACCTACAGGAGCATATAACGTATTAGCCTTATCTTGTGTTAATAAAGACTTATCGTTATGTGTAATGGTATTAGTATCAAAAGCAAATACATTCTGATTAGATGCATTTTTAAACAATACTCTATTATTTTCAGAGACTACATCGTAGCCATTTAATTTAATAGGAGTATTATTCGTGAATGTATACTGACCAGTTAATGTAGCACCTTCTGTCTTCTTAACGAAAGGAGTTAAATCAATATTTTCAGCAGTACCAGGAGGTCCTTGAATACCTTGAGGACCACGAGGACCTGGGTCACCTTTGTCGCCTTTAGGACCTTTTAAATTACCTAATCTAATTCTTGCCATTATTTAGTCTCCTTCCAGAAGCCAACTAAATCTAAAATGTAACGTTTATTATTGCCAGCAACACCCCATCCTTTAACTTCACGACTATTAGGGTCAATATAGACACTATTATTATTAGCATCGATAGAAGTTTCTAATAAACGTGTAGGTACAGGAGCATTTTCTGGTAGAGTACATAAAACGCCACCATTACCAGAACCATTTCCTGTAACTTTCATGTCGAGATGCAATTTACCGAAGCCACTTAATGCACTATATTCAAGATAACCACGAATAGGACCAGGAGCACCAGCTTGAGCTAATCCCCATGTAACATCGTATGTCTTAGTGGCAGATGCTACGTTTACATCGTTAACTTGTGCAGAATAATTAATATCGACATATAAGTCGCCATTATTTTCTAACGTAAATGTTAATTCTGGAGTTAGACCAGCTTTACCTTGAATGCCTTGTTCGCCTTTAATACCTTGTAAGCCAATAGGACCTTGTAAACCTTGTGGACCTCTTAATGCTTCTAACTGCGTTTGAGTAAAATCAGAATATACAAAAGCTCTACCGATAGGACCTTGTGGACCAGTTTCACCACGAATACCTTGTTCACCACGAGGACCTTGCGGACCTGCTAAACCAGTATCACCTTTAGGGCCTTTTAACCCATTTAATTGTGCTGGAGTAAAATCAGAATATTTAAATGCATCGCCTTTATCACCTTTGGCTCCAGTTTCACCTTTGTCGCCTTTTGGGCCAGTCAATGCTTTTAATTGTGCTGGAGTAAAATCTGCATATGTAAAAGGTTTACCTTGCGGACCTTGAATGCCTTGTGGACCTTGAATACCTTGTGCACCACTAATATCTACGAAGAATGTTAAACCAGTTTCTTCTTTTAGATACAATTTAGCATTATCTTCATTATTCGTATCAGTGCTAATCATGACTAGATTATGTAACGGAATATTGTTTACGTCAGCATTCATAGCATCAATAGATGGATAGGATTTATAGATAGAGAATGGTTCGCCTCTATCACCTTTAGGACCACGAGGACCAATATCACCTTGTTCACCTTTTGGACCAATAATGCCACGTTCACCTTGTGGACCTTGTGGACCAATTAATAATTTTAATTGTGCTTCCGTAAAATCTTCAAAAGTAAATGCATCACCTTTAGGGCCAGCTGGACCAACTTTACCAGTATCACCTTTTTCGCCCTTTGGACCTTCTGGACCAGTTAATCCAGGAATACCTTGTGGACCAATAGGACCACGTTCACCTTGTACGCCACGTTGGCCTTCTGGACCTTGAATACCACGAGGACCTTCTGGACCGATATCACCTTTATCACCACGAGGACCTTTAATAGATTCGAGTTGTTCTGTCGTGAAGTCACTAAATTTAAAAGCATCACCTTTAGGACCTACTGGACCTTGAATACCTTGTTCACCTTTAGGACCTACTTCACCACGAATACCTTGTTCACCTTGAATACCTTGTGGACCACAGATATTTAATACTTCGATAAGTACGCCATTATCTTTTTGATAAATATGACCATCTGTGATAGCTACAAATTCATCTTCATTAATATTATCTGTATCAGCATTCATTTTTTCTACGGTAGAATAGGTATGACTTAATGTAAATGATTTACCATCTTTACCTTGAATACCACGAGGACCTTGTTCACCACGAGGACCTTGTACGCCTTGAATACCTTGTTCGCCTTTAGGACCAGTTAAGCCAATATCACCTTTAGGGCCAATATCACCTTTATCACCTTTAAGACCTTGAATGCCTTGTGGACCTTGTGGACCAGTATAACCAGTTTCACCACGAGGTCCTTTAATTGTATTTAATTCTTCTGGTGATAAGTCAGATATTTTAAACGTATCACCCTTATCGCCCTTAGCACCTTTAAGAGATGCTAACCATTCATCGACTGTACCAGTAAAGCCCTCTTGTTTAGCAATTTCGTAAGCAGATAAGCCACGAATTTCTTTTAATGCTTCTTTGGATAAGACGATATTTTTATTTTGACCACGATTTATTTTAATCATAGACTAACACCAGCCTTAATTGTCATATCACCATAACAAATCACTTCATCTTTTTCATTGTGAGCGAGACGTACATCATAATAGAATGTTTCTTCTTGAATATTATCGTAGCTAAACATAATAGAAGATGTATCTTCACTATTAATTAATAAGTCGATGCAGTTTGTATCAGTATTAAATGTAGGCATAAAAGAAAGTACGACACCGCCTTGAGGCGAATTACGTCGTACTTTACATGTGATATTGCCTTCTATATATCTGATAATTTCTTTTGTACTGTCATCTTCGACTTGAATATTGAACACATGGTCATGACCTTGATATACGTCGAGATGTAGATAAGGGATGCCGCCGAATCTAATATTATTCATCATTTAACTCCTATAAGTGTTCTAAATCAGCTATACGTTTCTTAAGAGCTTCCATATCTCTATCGTACTGAGCTTTAGGAACGTAATTAGCTAAATCTGCATTCTTAGCGAAGGATTGTCCTTCTATTTTGTTGACGTAACGAGCAGAGGCATCGCCAGGTGTTAATGCATACTGAGCTATTTCGGACTTCCTAATAAAGCTACCTAAATCATTCTTATAAGCAAAAGTTTGAGCAGACCAGCCTTTTTGAGCATAGTGATTATTAGCGTCTGTTCTAGACAAATAATTATTTAACTCTTTTTTAGTAGCGTAAGCCGATAAATCGACGTTTCCACCACCAGTGCCGCCACCACTACCAGGAGGACCAGGAGGCCCTTGCAGTCCTGGGTCGCCTTTAGGACCTTTAAGTGCTGCTAGTTGTTCTGGAGTAAAATCACTAAATTTAAATGACTCCCCCTTGTCTCCTTTTGGCCCTTTAAGTGCATTAAGTTGGTCTTGAGTGAAGTCAGAATATTTAAAAGGTTCACCTTTAGGGCCTTTTAATTTTTCAAGCTGTTCTTGTGTAAAATCTTCAAATCTAAATGGTTCACCTTTAGGCCCCTGTAAACCAGTATCACCTTTTGGTCCTTTTAAAGCCTCTAATTGTTCTTGTGTAAACATATCGTAAGTAAATGGTTTTCCATCTTTACCAGGTTCACCTTTTGGACCTTGTAAGCCAGTATTACCTTGTGGACCCGTTGGACCAATATCACCATCTGCACCACGAGGACCTTTAAGTGCTTCTAATTGCTCTGGTGTAAAGTCTTCATAAGTGAATGCATCGCCTTTAGGACCTTGTTCACCTTTAGGGCCAGGTTCGCCTTGTGGACCACGAGGACCTTCTGGGCCAGTTAAGCCATCACGACCATCACGACCATCACGACCAGCTGGACCAGCAATATAGCCAGTGCCAATAATACCATTAGTCGGAATTGTAATATCTACTACTTTAGGTATTCTAGCTTCGATTGTAACAACTTCTAAATTATCCATATAAAAATCTCCTAGTGCATACTAACGTCTGGAATAAATGTGATGCTACCCATCATAATTTTATAGGTATATGTTTTGCCGATAATAAATATGTCATATTTGCCTTGTTTAATATCTCTAGGCATTTTTAGACTTGCTTCGGAGCTAATATTGATATAAATACGATTATCTTGAATACTCGTATTAGCTTCAATTAGGAATTCATCATTTTTATCTCTGATTTTGCATACAGCTTTAGCATTCGCTAAATTAATATCGCCTTTAATTTCATATGCACGAGTAAAATCGGAGCCAATATATAATGTTTCGTCTTTACGTTTAATTTGTTCCATTATCTAACCTCGTTTAACCGCGATACAGATATAGTTAGCAGTACCAGGAACCCAATATTCTTTACCGTTACCTTCAAGTCTAATGTAATTCCCTTCATAACTAGGGGAGACACCATCTAAGCCTTTTAGTCTAACACCAACATGTGCTGTTCTTCCGTTACGCCAACATTCATAATTAAGCATATTACGAGCACCGCCTTCAGCAATGTCATAGTACATTCTATTGACATTAGATTGGTCCATAGATAAGAGCCATGTACATTCGTTTTCGTTGAAGCCATCTGGAATAGGTAGTTGCTGACCGTCACGAATATTGCCATAAGTAACAGAAATATCTTGAAGTGTCATAAAAGGTTTAAATACTGGTTGCCCGTCTTTGCCAAACCAGCCAGGTCTATTTCTACAACATAAGTTAGTTTCTCTAGTAGCGGTATAACTACCTAAATCTAAGTTAGTGCCACCACCATCACTATCAAGTCCACCGTCAGAAATAGTATGGAATCCTGCTCCATTTTTTCTATTAATTCTAATATATGTATTTTTATCTATCTCTAAAGGACCTGTCATTTTATCGCCAGATTTTTTAACGTAGCTACTATCTAACTTCATGTTAATATCATCGGCTAATTTAGCAGCCGTAACAGATTTATCGGCTAATTTCTCAGTCGTAACATTCTTATCACGTAGTTTAGGAGTCGTAACAGAACCATCTGGATGGTCAATAGGGTTAGCATTTTTATGTGCTTTTAATGCATCACTACCATCACCAATAGCTTTATCAATTTTATCCCAGTTGTTATTTCGAAGGTTCACATCGTATTTTTCTTGTTCAGCTGGTTTAAGTAAATTTATATTCTTTGTATAAGTAGCCATTATTTAGGTAAGACCTCCTGGTTTAATACAAAATGAGTAAATTGAGCGAGTTCTTTATGTGTATACCGTGCCAAATCAATATGACGGTTATACAATAAATCAACATCATAAATAAGATTCATCGGAATTAAATCTTTAAGCAATTTAGATACAGCATCACGTTGTTTTTTAACGCCTAATGATACTTTAAAATGCACGTTATAATTCTTATAATCTTCAATAATTTGATAATTGCCTTTACCACAGATACCATCAAGTAGTTCTCTTAACTTAATTTCTGTGTAAGGCCGTTGACCAGCTAATGCCAGCAATATATTAAATCGTCTATCATCGATAGTATCGTCTGAAGCTGGAATAATATCGAGAATGTCTTCCCATTGTGATAAGCCGAAACTTTCAGCAGTCATAATAAACTGTTCTCTGAAAATTTCGACCATCGTATTCCATAAAGCTTGCATTTCGATGCTTTCGACACGATATATTTCTTGCATTTCTTGTACGTTACCAGATACAGGTACTGCAAATTCTGATAAGTCAATAATGCGTGTATAGTTATCGAAAATAGCCATATAAATTAGCCTTTCGTTAATGTAACAGTACCGAGTTTAGGAATTTGATTAGGTTTTAAATCGAGACGCTTAACGGCTTTACCATTAATTTTAATATCGCCTACATCGATGACTTTATCTAAATCAACAGCCAAAGAAGTCACGATAGAAGTACGTACTGTTAAGAATTGGTTTTCATCTTGTGTCGTCCATTCTTTACGACGGACTTTTAAGCGTTCTTCAATTTTCTTCGTTAAATCTTCTTGAATTTCATTAGGTTCATGGCCAGCAGTCATCACTACAGGAATTTCATAATTAATAACTACTTCTTCAGCAGCTTCTACTGTAACAGTATGACCGATAGGAGCTAAACCATAGCCTTTACCTTGATTAGGTGTAGGGTCAAATGCATTCTGTACCTCTTTCACGAGTTCAGCAGAAGGTTTATTAAATTCGTTATTAATTAATACAATTTTGACTGTACCGCCACCATTCCAACAACGGTAAATTTTAGAACCACCAGTACCATTCACGGATAGTACCTTTTCTTTGTAGTCAGCACCATTACCACCGTAAGCTTTAGATTTTAATGCACGAATGTATCTGTCTCTGAAGGCTTCTGTATCTTCTTCATCTTGACCAGGTACTAATACTTCTTTAATTTCAGCATTTTGTAAACCAGGAATACTATTAATAGGAGTGATACGACCGATACAATAGTTACCTTTCGCACCAGGCGTTTCACAGATTAATTTAAATTCATTTTTAGACAAATCAATGGCTTCTGTGACTCTAAAATTAAGGTCTTCGAAATTAAAACGAGTACCGATATCAACAGCTCTATCAAATACACCTTTTACTTCAGCTGCTGTAGCTTCACGAGGTACGATATTAAATTCAACAGCACGTAATTCTAAAAAAGCTCTATCAGCTGTTTTTGCATAGGTCTGTCTCATAATGACTTGTGCCATAATATAGGCTTCAGCTAATTCAAAAGAAAATGGAGCCAGAGAATCATATATCATAGACCCTTGTCGTTTATCGTATTTCGTTTCCGTTCTGAATAAGGCATCAGCTAATATATTTTCGTAAGTTTTATTTTCGTACATAGGCTGTTACCTCTTTATATATATCATTAATCGTGCCATACACAGTATCACACGAGAATACACACAATACATCGCCACCATTATTAGAGAATTCAAAATCGTATACTTTTTCAATACGGTCATCAGCTAGTAATGCTTCTGTGATACGTCTTTGAATTTCTGCATATACATAAGGAATAGCTTCACCAATTAAATCATTTAATTCGATGCCATAATTCCAGTCGTAAATTAAATATTTGTAGCGTTCTGTATTAATTATTTTAAAGATAGCTTGTTTCATAGCTTCATAGTCATCACACATACCGATTAATTTATAATCGTCTTCGTATCTGACTCTGAAAGTATTCGATGTTTGTCGTTTCATAACTAAGCTGCTATCAAGCTGGTTATGACTAGACATAGGAGTTAGTGCCATTATTTAGTAGTACACCCTTCATTTGGATTATATACACGGTCAATGGCTATATAGCGTTGACCACCAGTTTCTTGAAATAGCCATACTAAATCATCCTTTTTTAATTGATTATGGACTAAGTATTTTTTTCTACCTTTATAGTCGTGATTATGACTAGCATATTCAGCTTGGCCACCACCACCACTTCTATTTTCTGTGATATGGTCTACACTCATTTCCATCGTCCATTCACATGTATTTTTAGTTAACATGATACGCTCTTCTGGAATAATTAAGGTAGAATCGAGTGCTATTTGAAGAGGTGATTCAGATACGACTACACCGACTAACATAGTCGCTGGTTTAGTATTTTCTACAGCAGTTACGGCCGCTGATTTAATAATGTTAAGTATTTTATTGAAATCATTTTCCATTAGTTAACACCTGTACGAATAATATGAGTAGGTGGTGTACCATTATGATATGCATAATTAACGTCTGAATAATGGATAACAGAACCAGCTTTTGTACTGTTACCTACACAGCCACCAGCACCATCTGCAATCACGACATGTTCATCGCCATCATAAATTAAAATATCACCAGGATTAGCAGAACCAGTGTAGCTTTCAATAGCATAACCACGGCCAGACATAAATGTTTTTAAACCAGGTACATCTTTAATACCTTGGTTATAAGCATCGGCTAAATCGCTATTATAGTAAGAACCACCAGCTGTAGCTCTATCGACACAGCCTACATCACCATAAGCAGAAGTAGTACCTTCAATAGAGTCAAAGCCAGCTTGTACACCAGCATTAGTAGCAGATGCATTGCCAGAAGCACCAGAACCTTTAGAAGTACCACCAGATTTTTTATTCATAGCTTGAATTCTCTTTCTAATTTCTTCATCGCCATTATCTACCACAGTAATTTCTGGTTTTTGCTTATCGAAGTACAAGATATCCATATCCATTACATGTTTATTATTATTAAAATGATGAGTGACAGCTTGTACATACACTAATTCATTAATGATTTGGTCACCAATATTAAAATTAAGCCAGATACCAGAACCAGGACGTATTTCTGTATGGCCTAAGCAATCTTTTAAACGCAATGTATGTGTTTTTCTGGCTAAATTATTTAATTGATTTTTAGCATATTCAATAACGTTAGTCTTTTTATCATCTGGTTTAATAACCTTTTGAAGTACACCCCATTTAGCTATTTCATTTTTAGCTGATGCAGAACCAGTACGTAAAAATTCCTTAGTTTTTTTGCCATCTTTCATGACATTCGCTTCACGCACTACTAATATCTGTGTGAATGTATCTTCAATAGAAGATGTATATTCATAATCGCCTACTTGTGTAGCATCGATTAAAATATCGGTTATCATATCATTTAATTCTTTAACGACCAATAGACCTTTATCATCGTAGGCAAGATACACAGGCTTGCGTTCTTTAATGGTATCGTCTTTCTTTTTATATTTATCTGATTTAGCTAGTTCAGCTATAGCAGCTTCTTCGGTGTAGCCATGGTCAGTTAAATATTTGATATCATTCTTTTCGTAGTAGGTTCCATTAGGAGCTAATTTATCAGAATCAGTTTCTTTTTTCTGTGGAGCCATACTAGCATTATTCATACTATCCCAGGTCTTCACTTTATATTTAGGAGATTTAGCTAATTCTGCTAAGGCATCTTCTTGTTTATAGCCATGAGATGTTAAATAATCGATATCATTTTGTTCATAATATGTATCATTAGGACCTGTGAAGTTACTATCAGTCTGTTTTTTTAATGGCTTCATAACAGGTATAGCTGGCGAATATAGACTGGTTTGTTTTAACATATCCAGAATAATGTCTTGATACGTTTTACCATCATAAATATAGTTAACTTTATATGTTGTAGGTGTAATATCACCTAATTTAATAGCTAAGTCTTCCGCTAATGCTTTAATTAATTCAGAAGCAGTCTTTTTACCATCAAAGACATAATAACCTTCTGACTTTAAATATTTACATTGGTCATAAGCAGTCACTTCAATAAAGTTATCTTTACTACGCTTTTTTTCAAAGATATAACCAACGAATACAAGTTCGCCATTAACTTTTAAATTAACAAGGTCACCTTCTTGAATATCGAGCTTATCATCTTTAAAGACTTTAAAGGATAATTTAGCTGGAGCAAGGTCAGGGCTACGGTCTAACGTAACCCCGTCTTGTGGGTCCAATAACAGTATGTCTTTTCTGTCATGCATAATTAACAATTCGTATCGTACACGAAGAGGAGCATGCGTTATTTTTTGAGAATTAAATTCATCCATGCATCTGTTCCCTTTCCTTCTTCATACATACTAATTGCTTGTGTCGCACCTAAATAACATGGAACACCAATTTTATTTAAGGCGGCAATTTTAAATACATTATTCGTATCTCCAAATTGTTGTTTAACCACTCTTTGTAGTGTCGCTTTATTAAAACCATTAGGAGATTTAACTTCTTTAGCTGGAACCTTATCGGTAGGACGTTCTGTTTTAATAGCAGCATTAGCAGTACCATCTTTATTTTCTTCTATAACTAATTTTTTAGTACCATAATCACGCCATTGTTTTAACGTGATAGTGAAATACATATCGAAGCCATAATCATGGTCTTCTTTAGCAGCCATAGTTTCAATAGTGACACGTTCTGTTATCATGCTTAACATTTCACCGTTAGGTTTCATACGCACTACCGTAAATTTAACTGGTTTCCCAGCGGTTTTCATGCCGTGTATTTTTTTAGCATAATATTCTGCTTTTTTGCCTTTTTCTAACATAGACTGGCTAAATGGATATTTACTGTTAGGCAATAGAATTTCAAAGGAATACTCAGTCAAACCCAATGGTTTAGGTATCGTCACTTCACCAGTCTGTAATAAATCCACCGTTTCATTTTTATTATTGTAAGCAATATCTAATGTTTTAGGTGGAATTGGTATTTGGAGGTTATCTAAATAAAAATAATACATTAAATTAAAGCCTCCCCAGAATTTCGTTTGAATGCATTCGCTAAACCGTCAGCGAAATTAGTACTGAAGTCTTTATAGTCAACGGAAGAATCGATTTGGTTGTTATTTGTTACATTCAAATTAATAGTTCTTTGAGACCAGGACTTAATAGCATCGTTCATAATGCCTTTATGTAACGTGTTAATTTCATCGGCTGTTAATTGTAATGCTTTAGCAGTTTTCTCTGTATTCTTAGCAGTTTTTCCAGTATTTTTAGCTGTATCTTTAGCTGCATCAGAAACGGCTGCACGTTGATTTGTATCTTGTGAATTATTATTGCTATCTGTATTTTGTTGACTAGGATTAAAGATATTGCTAATTTTGCCAACTAAACCATCACCAGCATCTTGCCATGCACCAGCTGTTTCTGAAATGCCTTTATACTGCATTTTATAATCATCAAAAGGACCAGCATCAACTTGCACTTGGAATCTGGAAGCTACAACATGACCAACACCATCCAATAATTTTTTAAGGAATGGTACTTGCTTCATAACGTCGAGCATCGCATTAATGCCTTGTACTGCAAATTCAACGAGATTATTCCATAAACTACCAAATAAATTCTTAATAGCTTTTGCAGGATTATTAAATACGGTAGCTATAAAGTTAGCGAAGATAATAAAGATGTTCCAGATATACGCAATTTGGTTATAGATAATAGCCCATAATGCACCAAATACACCAGCAATGACACCGACTACTGTGTAAGTAGTGCCAGCCCATTCGTTATACATATCAATAACAAGATATAATGCACCAATAATGCCCATAATTGCTAATGCTACCCATGTAGCTGGACAAGCTAACATAGCGGCATTTAAACCCCATTGTGCAACAGTAGCAGCAACAGTAGAAGCTGTAGCCACTAACCAGTTAGCAGCATATACGAGAGCTACAGTAGCTAATGCAAATAAAGCACCGTGTACGAACCATGCATTTTCTTGTAACCAGCCAAACACTTGTTGACCAACTGTTAATACTTGCTTAAATGCATACGATATTTCATTAAATATATTTTTAATAATAGGTGCTATATACTGGATATTATTTTCTATGCTGTCTACGAATTGTCTAAATTCTGGTGAATTAGCTAACTCATTAACAGCATCGAATAATGGAGCGAATGCATATTCAGCTACCGATTTAATATCAGTAGCCCAGTCAGCGAATGTATGTGGCAATTTACGATACGCTTCTTCAATTTCATCAGCATTATCTGTCATAGCCTTTTTAATCACTTCAGCTGTGACTTTACCTTCAGAAGCTAGTTTCTTTAACTCACCACGAGAAACACCCATAGTTTTTGCTATGATATTTTCAATCATAGGAGCATTTTCGGCTATACTTCTAAATTCATCGCCTTGTAATTGACCAGATGCTAAACCTTGTGTCAATTGAATCATGGCGTTCTTTTTATTTTCGCCAGTCGTACCACCAATAGCCATGACTTTATTAATTTTTTCAGCAAAATCTACGGCTTCTTTAGGGTCTGGGAAAGCATCATGTGCTGATTGTGATAATGTAGCTACTGTTTCAGCCATAGAAGCATATTCAGTACGAGAACGCCTTGCAGATTCATAAATCTCTTTATTTAAGGCTGCTACATTACCTTGCTCACCAACAATTAAACCGAGACGAGCTTGAATAGATGAAAATTCTTGTGCCATATCAAAAACATGACCAATAGCATCGCCTACTTTTTGAATAGCAGCGGCTGCAATATTTGCACCTAAAGAACCTAAAAAGATAGTTTTTAAATTAGATAAAGAACCATGTGCATTATTAGCAGCATTGCCTGTGTGTGTTACTTGCTGTGCAAAATTCGACATAGAAGAAGATGCCGTGCCAGCTGTTTGACTAATATTGTTAAGAACAGGAGAAACACCGTTATTTAACTTAATTGTGTTAGATAGTATAGACATATTCCACTCCTGATTTAAGACGTTTTAATTCTTTAGAAATGTGGTCACGCTCTTTTTCTCTTATAGCAAGGGAAGCAAAAATAAAATTGCGTTCTTGTTCATCCATAGAATTTAATTCGAGCGGACGTATATGTAAATCTTGGAGTGCCCTATGGTAGAGATATGCCTCTGGGTTCTCCTCTATTAGTTTTTTAATTCGTCGATATCGTTAGCTTTAGTACCAGCCATAACTTCTTGCAATGCATTAGTTAAGACTTGTGTTTCTCCTGGATATAACATAACGCTTAATAATTCATTAGCAGAAGATACACCATAAGAGTCTTGCAATTCTGCATCATTTAAAGATGGATATAATACAACAGCTTCGAGAAGTTCAGCGTTAAGATTTTCTTCATTAACGACAGACTCTTTTTTGCCATTTTTAATCGTTGTTTTTGTATTGCGTTTAGTGATTTCTTCTACTTTTTTAGTACTAATAGGATGCAAAACCCATTCGATAGGAGTACCATCTTCATTTGTGAAGCGTTCAGATACTACTACCTTTACATCTGGTAAAGATTTTGCATTAGATTTAAAGAAACCATTTAAAGACATATTTTTAATATCGGACATAGAGGTAATCTCCTTGATTATAAAAAGATAAGGAGCCATAAGGCCCCTTATTTCAGATTTACATAATTAAATTAAGCTTGCATACCATCAAGTTCTTTGAAGTTTTCTGGAATTTCAAGACCTTCGAATGTGAAGTCTACGTCTTGTTCCAAATATTTGCCGTCAGCATCACACAATGTAAGGTCAAAGTTGTCGATATTAACACCTTTAATAACAACTGTACGAGAACCAGCAGCACTATCAGAATCTTCATTAGTTACTTGCAAGTCAAAATACACATCTTTACCTTTATTCATGAAATCAAGCATGAGTTCTGTAAAAATAGGTGTATTATCATATACTGTCATGCTACCAGTACCTTTAGCACCAGTAGATTTATTGCCTTTATTAATACGGCCTAAAATAGCCACTTCTTCTTTAGTTTTATCAACTTTAATAGTGACTTTTTTAGCGTTAAGTAACAAACGACGTTTACCGTTAATAGTCATGTAAGCACGAGCTTCGACTGCACGAATAACGTCTTTTGCTAACATAGTTTGAGCTTTATCTGCCATTATTTAGTACTCCTTATTTCACGTAGCAAGTAGCATACAATTTATCCATAGCAACTGTAGGATTAATTTCGTAGTTAACTACTACAGAACCCTTTTCGTCGCCTTCAGTAGGAATTTCTACATCTTTGGATTCAAATTCTTTAATTGCACGTACTTTAGCATAGTCTTCGAATAATTTAACGATATCGTTCCATAATGCAATACGACCATCTTTATCATTAGGCGTTTTACCTAAATAATAATTGTTAAATAATCGAGCTACATCATATGCGGAATTATCGAGTACACGAATAACTTGGTTAAGAGCGAAGTCTTTAGTGCGTTCTTTAGAGAATTCAGTGAAAGTATTCACATCGGATAACAAACGAGTGTTCCCTTTTACGTTGCCAGATGCAGAATCTGCTACATTATGGAATACGATTTGACCAGTTTTAATGAATTGCTCTAATTCATATTGTTTGTATTGTACGTTGAAGTTATATTCACCGTCGTAAATTTTATTAGTCAAAGATTTATTAATAGGACAAGATGCTTCTGCACCAGTTAACCAATATACACCAGCACCAGGTTCAGCACCAGTATCTGTTACTTTGTTAGCCAAAGAAATAACGCCTTCATAATTAGCACGAGTGTTATTATAAAGACATACTTGGAATTTTTGACCAGTCGTTTCACGTGTACGTTTAGCAAATGCGATAAATAAATTTTGAATTGTATTATCTGTACCTGTATAACCTAATACATTGAAATAGAATGGTTCGATAAGTTCAATATATTTTTGATAGTCAGATGCTTGTACAGCTGTGCCGTTAGTACCACCTGTTAAATAAGTAGCTGCTTGAGCTGTAAATGCGGACATTTCATTAAATGTAACGTATGCATTGTCTACTAAATCTTTAGGAGTAGAAAGACCAGTTTGTTCGTCTACTTTTTTAACTACATCATCTGTTTTAAGGTAAGTAGTCACTACGAATTTAGAAGCATCGTTAATGTCAGCAGAAATAGCAACAGCAATATCATTGCCACGTACACCACCACATTTAGCAGTTGCGATAGTAGATTGTGCCTTAACTGCATCAGAATTCAAACGATATAAATATAATGTTTTAGTATTAATGAATAAGTCACGAAGACCTTTCATTTTTTCATGTGCAAAATCGTAGCCAAAGATTTTAACGGAATCCTTTTGGAATTCTTCTTGTTCGACACGCACGATTTTACCTGTTTCGCCCCAATCTAAAGAAAGTGCCATAGTTGCATAACCACGGTCAACAACTTCAGCAAATGCTTTATTTTTGGAAACGAAATTAATATATGCTCCTGGCAATGTCTTATTTTGGAAAAGCCAGTAACCGCCACCTAATGCCATAGGATAAGTCTCCTTTTTAATTAATCATTAATTGTTTCTACGATAGGTTTATTAAGAGTATCTTGAATAAGTTGTTCTACTTCTTCGATACTGTATTCACGATTTTCAATAACAGCTGCAATTAAATCAGCATATTGTCTAAATCGTTCGGAAGCCATAATAACTTCTGGACTAAAAGTAGGAGCTGTAGTTTCGTTAACTTCGTTCGTTACTTCTACTACTTCTGTATTATCTGTATCAGTTTTCTTTGCTCTTGGCATTGGACACCTCTTGATTTTGATGTAATGTAAGCATAGGGTCAGCATCATGACGTACTTTTAAGATATGGTATTCATATGACACTTTAAAATGTAAAATGCCGTCTGTAATTCGATGACTCATATCAATACCATTTAATAAAGAACCATCAGATAATGTGATGTATTCTAAATCAAAATAAAGGCTTTCAGTTATCGGATTAATTTGTTCCTGTTGTGCTTCAATATAATCATCATCAGAAATAAAGAACATAATATCAAAGTCATTTTTTCTTTCGTAGCGAATATCTAGTAAATGCTTTTGTTCTGTATTTAATGTTTCGATAACGAAGCAAGGAAATTGTGCATCGGATTTTATTTCGTCAATATAAATAGGATAGTTAAAAGAATTAAATAATGCTTTAGCTATAGCTTTTTGTATTTCGTTAATATAATTCATGTATTATTTGCTCCATGATGCTAAATATTCATCGAGAGCGTTCTTTAATATACCGTCAGAAGCTTTTCTTGTAGCTGCTTCTGCCTTCTCTTGCATATGTAGACCTTTTACGAATGACTTAGTTAAGCGTTTACCTAATACAGGAATAAAACGCCCTGGTTGTTGTCTATGGCCATCATTTACATATGAAGCATACGATGCTGTGTTCTGTACTTTTACAGTCGTATCATTAATACGTTCTGCTTCCCAGGACCGTCTCATATGCTCAGAATATGTACGATATTTACCGTCTGGTGATATGTTAACTTCACCGACTGGTGTATTAGCTATCGCTTCTGCTAAGTATTGCTGTGCTAAATTATCTGTGATTGTTTCATTTAAAGAAGGAAGATTATGTTGTAAGGTTTCCGTTCTTTTAATTAATTCATCGAAGCCAGATAAATCAATAGTCACATCAGCCATTATGCTTGCTCCTTAACATAAGTTGGATTTCTTGATGTGTGTCATATAATGCTACTTGTGAAGCAGCTGTATATTTAAAATGTCTGTTATTTCTAATCACTTCAATATCAGTACCAGGTCTAATCACAATGTCTGGAGACATAAATAAAACTACAGTTTGTGATGCGGAAGGTAATTTATTAACGATATCATTTGTTTGAAGTGTCTTAAACGATAACCGACAAGGATAACGCACGTCTTCAAGTTCACCGTTAGTTACGATGCCTGTCGTAGGGTCTTGTATGGCTTTTCGCTGTTCAGTCAAAATACATGTATCGGTATAGAGTCGCTCAAAATGTTGTCTAGCTACCATCTTAATTTTCGATAACATGTAATATCAGTACCTTCTAGTGATAACCATTTAGATGTAAGAGTAGATAATGTTGTAGCCACATTATGAGTACTATCAAAATCTATTTCTGTGTCGCCTTCTTTTAATTTAGAGATAGGCTGTAAATCAGAAGATTGTAAAATAGTATCTTTATGATGCTCAATAAATCTTGCGGCTACACGTTTATCTAATAATTGGTTAAGTTCAGAAGGCAATTCTTCATCATTTAAAATATTCAAAAGAAATTGCCGTTCTGAATCATAGATATATTGAAGAACATTGTCATAATCTGGCGTTACATTAAAATGTGTAGCCATACGAATAAGTTCTTTAATATGTTCCATGTGTTAACCTATATTATTTTTTGAATGTTGCTTTAACGACTTTAGATTCGTTAGTCAAACCTACAGCATAATGTGCAGATACTACAACGTCAGTAGACAATGCTTTTGCATGACGTTCTATTTCGAGCATTGCTTCAGCTTTAGTATAAATAGTTACAGCTGGAAGAGCTGGAGTACCATCTTCTACTTCTGGAGATAAGCATACGATGAAGTTATCGATGTTAGCTTTAGAATCATCAATACGACGAGAAGCAACTACACGACAGCCAGCAATCATACCAATTTCACCGTTAATCATAACGTCAGCATTATATTTATTGCGGTCAATGAAGTTAGGGTCCAAACGAAGAGTTGTTACTTGGCTAGGAGCTACAAACAATACTTTTTCTGTATTGCCTTCTTCATTCAATTTATCCACAGCAGATACAACGCCTTCATAAGAAATAGCTTTAGTAGAAGTAGCTGTCAAAGTAGTAGTAGCCAATGCTGCCAACACATCGTTATCAATTTTATCTGCCATAGACAAAGATAATTGATGAGTAGCTTGACCTACAGGGTCACCTAAACCAGAGTTAACTGCTTTGTCAGTCAAAGTGATTGCTTTACCAGCTGTTTTAATTTGTACTTGTTTAGTAGAAGCAGTCATAGTTACAGTAGATACTTCTGCACCTTCTGCAACGTCTTCAGCTGCACCGATATACGCCCATACTGGAATTGTGATAGTGTCACCAGGAACGCCTTTAAGTTCTTCATTAACAGCTGCGAATTGTGTAAATTTTAATGCTTTAGGCAAGCCAGCAGATACCATATCTTGCATAACTTGTGGATTAATAAGATTAGCTATTTTAGTTTCGTTTGCCATTGTTAGTTAAATTCCTTTTTTATTAATTAATTAGAAAGTTCAGAATACAAATCTGGGTTAGTTTCTTGAAGTTGTACACGGTCAAGATAAGACATTTTATTAAATTGTTCTTTCGTGATACCGTCATGTGTTTTAGGAGTTGCATCACCAGGAACAACGCCCTTAATAGAATCTTGTTTAAATAAATAAGGGTCTGACTCTTTTAATGCCACAATTTGTTCTTGAATACCTGTGATGGTATTATCTTCACCGATAGCTATTTTTGTGCGGTCTAATAAGCCAGTTAAGATAGTTTCATTCATAGCACCGCTTTTACTTAATGCTTTTGTGATAGCTGTATCAATTTTCATATTCTTAATGTTTTCGTTATAATCAGCTTCCCTTTGAGTAGCGGCATCTTGAAGTTCTTTAATTTGAGATTGCAATGCTTCATTCGCTTTATTAGCTTCGGATAAAGTGCTAATATCGTTCGTTAGGTTTTCAATTTCTTGTTTGGCTTGTTTATATGCATCGTTTTTTTCGTTGAATTGTGCTTTCGATACATAGTTTTTGCCATAATCTTCAATAATGGCATTAATTTGTTCTTCTGTAAGATTGAGGGCTTGAAGTTGTTCTTTTGTCATGGATAAAATACTCCTTGAATTAATTAATACGTTTCGTTTTATTTTCGTGAGTCACATCTCACATTTGATTAATTGCTATTGCTTATTCTTTATCGTCTTTAAGCAATAAAAAAAGACAAGATATTTATTTTAAATATTTGTCTTCCCATTCTTGATAATTCATATCTGGTATATATTCAGTTTTAGTGTCTGGTCTGGATGCTCTTGTATTTAATGCAACATAAGGAATCATCGTAGACCGACAATAAGGATGAAATGGTGGTGCAGTTACACCTAATTTGCAATCAGATACATTAACGACTTTTTTATCGAGATGA